TTAACTCCTAAATCTGTATTAATTTTAACCATTATGGCATATCTCCAACGTCAATCCCACCATCAGCAGGAGTGCTAGGTGCTTGATTAGATAAATACATTCCACCAATATCCATACTTGTTTCTAAAGCATAAGTCATAAATGATGGTTTGTTTGCTCTTGGTAAATTTAAAATTTGATTAGTAAATCTTCTGTTGTAAGCTAATCTATTATCACTCATAGCTCTAATATAATTTTCATAGTTAAGATCAATTTTGTTAGATTGCCTACCAGCTTGTCTAGATATATCTCCAATAACACTATTATATAAATTACCACCAATACCTTTTTCAAAAAAAGCAACTTTTGCTTTACCTTTAGTTATTAATTCTTGTGTTTTTAAAGTAAACTTTTTATCTGAAAGTTGATCTTCTTTAACTTCTTTTTGTCTAATTAAAGTATTGTCTTTATAGATTGCTTCTTCTCTTAGATTTTTTGCTTTGTTATCAGTTTGATTATTAATGTATCTTGCTTTATCTTTATCTGCTTTGTACTGTGTATAACCTTGTAATACTCGCCCAGCTACATACGCTTCCATTGTACACATATTATTTTTTCTTCTCCTTTAGGAATCCATAAAATAAAACATCATTAAATGTCTTCTCGTTAATAATTTTAAATCCACACCACTTAAGCCAAGTTAAGTGAAGTTTATTTCTACTGTCTATATAATTAAAAAGTATAGGAAATTTATCTGACATTTCTTCTACTCTGTTTTTACATTCTCTTAAAAATTTTATCTTTAGTTTTTTAATTTTAGGTGTGCATAATAAAAAGGGAGAGCCAATATCTTTATTATCTAAAGATGCTACTACTCCATATACACCTGCAATTTTATCATCAACAAAAAATGAACGACAATAATCTGTCATAGCAAAACCTGTTAATAAAGTTTTTTGAACATTGGTTGTTCCTGTTTTAGCTTTAATTTCGTCTTCGTCTTCAGGTCTTAAATCTTTTACTAATAATTTTATATGCTTACTTGTTGTTTCTATTTCATCTATTTTCATTAAGTTATTACACGAGTTGAAAGAACAGAGAATATACCCTCCCACTCAGCAGATAAGAAATTGCACGGAACAAAACTATCTGATTGTATAACTAACTTTGTATCTTCATTTTTACATTGAATTGGAAGTTTAAAAGTACCACTTTCCAAATTAGGTTGTCCAAGAGTAAATGTACTTGATCCTAGTGTTTGCCCTGTAAATTTATAAGTTGATGCAGTTCTAGCTAATGGAGTAAGTACAATTTCAAAGAAACCTGTATCTCCAAATATAACACTCATATTTTTTAACTGTAATCTTCCTGAGTTTACAGTTGTTGAGTTGCCAGATGATTTTTGTTCTCTTACATAAAAAGTAGGAAACTGATATTTAAAAGTATATTTTCTTCCAACAATAGCAGGATTAGCCGAGTAATCCCCATCAACTACAACTGTTGTATTTGTTGAAGAAGATAAAAATAAGTTTCTTCCTTTTTGTGTAGAACCCCAAGAACCACCTAATACAACTTCTTTTGCTGCACTTTCTTGGTAAGGTAAAGTCCAAGTTGTTTTACCTGTTCCACTACTATAAACTCCAGTTAAAACTGTTTTTCTATCTAACAATACTGGAAAAGTTAAACCTGTATCTACTTCATTTGTTTTTAAATTTGTCTTTTCTAGGTAAGTTCCATCAGCTCTCTTAACGACAATGTATAAAAAGTTTTGTATACAGTCTCCATCTAGTAATACATCGTTAGTGTCAAATACATATTTAGACCACGATCTTTGTAGAGCTTTTTGGTTTGCATCAAAATAATATTTATAAACAAATAAAGCATTTCTTTCTCCTGAGGCAAATCCAAATAAAGTATTTTCAGCAGAAGAACCTTTTATTCCTGTTATTGATCCTGTAATATATCTAGGTAAATTAACAGTAGTATCTAAAGCATCTTTTATTTCTGTTTCAGAAGTTACATAATATTCTCTAACACCTGCAAAACTACCTCTAGATATTCCAAAATAAATATTCTGTCCTAATCCGATTGGCTTACAACTATCATCTATTTCGTATTCAGTTGTTTGGTTTATTGAAACTGTTTTTGCAGTTAATGCTTCTTCAGCATCAAGAGTAAATTGAGTTTGATCTGAAAATAAAACTAACTGTTCATTAAAAGGTACAGCGTACTTTAAAATAGAAACTTTGTTGTGACTAACAGCTACATCAAGCATATCATCATCAACAGCAGTAGTTACTGTAGTTGCCCAAAATGTAAAGAATTTACCTGCTTTAGAAAATATTACATTTTCATCAGATAAAAACCCAAGTCTATTTCTATAAAAGAATATATCATTTATTTTTCTTCCCACGAAAGTAGGGTCAGGACTTGTAGTCTCGTCCCCTACTGTTCGTGATGCAAATTCAGGCTCTGTATATGAAGTTCCACTAACCGTGTAAGTTGAGCCGTCTGCTTTGCAAAATCTAAAATTTCCATCAGCTGTTCGTATTAACAAATGTGGCATTGTAGAAACATCAAAAGAATTATCTAATCCGTCTTTTACTGTTTCAACCCAAGCATTACCGTCCCACTTAACAAAGTAGTTATCAAATTCTGTTCCACCATCTCCTACAATTTCTACTACAAAACCTGTGTAGCCTTTGTATGGTAAATCTGAAAATGAATTAGTTTTATCTTTAACTAAAATTAATCCATCTCCTCCTAATCCATCTGAAACAGTTGATGTAAATGTTCCTGAGTTTTTAGAAACATATATAATAGAACCGTCTCTAGATACTGTGTATCCTGATAAATTAGAATTTAAATCATTAGTTAATTCTGTTGCAATATTATCTGTTGTAATTGATGATGCGTTTCCTGAGCTAGAATTATCAAGAGTTTGAAAACTAGCAACTTCAGAACCATCTATATTAATTTTGTAAGTTGTTTTGTATTGACCATTTTTAATATAATAAATAGCTTCGTCAGGTCTAGTTGTAGAAGCTGATCCTGACTTTGCTGTAACTTTAGTTTTATTAACTACAAAAGTGTAATCAGCTACAGTTACTAAATTAAAATCATCTTGTGGTGCTGTTGATGTTAAATAAGAAACTCCATCAGGAGTAACAACTGTTTTATTGTTTCCTGCTAAATCATAAACTTTTACACTTTGGTTATTAACTAAGACAACATATTGTTCAGTACTGTCTCTGTTAATAATGTGTACTTTACTATTTGTATGTGTGTCAGTATTTAATTTTGCTATGTGTTCTGTCGGTGGTCTTTTACCTAAACCTGAAATAATATCTGATAAACCATTTTCTTGTAATGTTGCTTGATTAGGAAGTTTAACAGTATCAGGTTGTTGACTTACTCCATTTAATAAATTTGGAATTGAATTTGAAATTAATCTTGCAGCCATTATTCATCATTTATTGTAATTTTATTAGGTTGATAATTACCTCTGTCTACAACTCTGTAAGTAGAATAATTATCAAAGATACTATGATCTCTAGTATCTCCCTCTTGTTCTTTTAAGGAAGCTAATGCTTGTATTTCATCTACTTGATGAAACTTATGTAAAGTATCAGAAGCTAACATTCTGTCTTGAAATATTCTAGCAGCTCTAATTGTAATATATCTTCTTGCTGTTTCTGGTATTTCGATAAATTCTAAAAACCAAGTTATGTCTACTCTAACATCTTGGTTTATTGTGTAAGTATGATTTTCTCTGTCCCAAAGTTTTCTAGCTCTTTCAACTAAATCTAAATCTGCATCTTTATTTGAAGTATCAACTCTTAAACAGTTTGCTGGTAATTCAACTTGATTAGACGCATTTTTAGCTAATAAATAATTTGTATCTGTATTAAAATGCCAACCTACACTTTGTACTTCTCTTGAGACATTATCTAAAATTTGTATTGCTATGGAAACATCATTTGTAGTTGAAGCTGTTATTGTATTAACTGGACTTTCTCCAATCGCTGTAAGCATAACATTTACAGATTCAAGTTTTGTTGTGACTGTTGCCATAAATTAAAAATTCCTATTAGTTAATTAAGAGGCGACCGAAGCCGCCTCCTAAATTTAAAAACAAAGTAATATAATTACGATGTTTTAATCTCGATTGAACAAACTGGATTTAAAGGTGCGTGACCCATAGCGTACTTAGCTACCATCAATGTACCTTGTCTTTGGATTTGGTAATCCATCTCAGTTGATAAGTCCATTAGTTTCACAGTTCCAACCGCATTTTTCTGCCAAACACAACCAACTGTTGTTGAGAAGTTTCCAGCAAAGTTTGTGCTAGAACCTTGAGCAACACCAGAAGTGATGTTTGTAGATGGTAAGTTGTTAGTTGGAATAATATTTATTCCAGCAACTTTTAATACTTTTCCATCTGAGTATGAACCTGATCCACCCCAATCTCTATTGATTACAGTTGTACCTTGAATCAGATTGTAGTAAGCCGCTGGGCTAACTGCTGCGTATCTGTCTTCTGCTGGGACATCTGCCTCATCTAAAGCCTGAGCTGCTGAGAAAATAGTAGCCGCTGCCGAAGCTGCGTTAGTATTAAAGTCAGCATCAGTAAGTGCTGCACCAGCTGCTTGAGGAGCTGCTGCACTTGCTCTAGAGTTAAGGATAAGATTTTGGTAAACGTGTTTATCCATTTGGTTCGCTAATGCTCTACCCATTTCTTTTGTGTAGATTGATCTTACGTCATAGTGTGACATAGCTTCATCAATTTTAGCGATGAACACAGGTGCGATAAGTAAATTCTCAATAGAGATTGTTCTCTCATTGTGAGTTACAGAACCACCTGTTATTTCATTTCCTGCTGTATGGTAAGCCGCTGTAGTGACTTTTCCAACAACTGGAAATTGTGCACTTTTGCCAGAACTAATTGTTCTAACTAAGTGTTTGTCTAGGGTTGAATTTGCTGTTTCAAAAGCAGTAATAACTTCTCCACTGAAGACCTTTAAAAAGGCTGCAGTAGTACTACCTGATCCAGCATTTTGCCCTATATCTGATACAGTATAATTTGACATTATATATATCTCCTTATGTTATAGGTTGTTTGCTAAATTAGCGTAATAATTTCAGAAGCAGAATTGTCTTTCCTCAGAAAGGTAATGTCTTACTTTTACTTTGCTTTTCTAGGACTAGCAAGTTGTCCTTAGAAACTTATTAAATAACTTTTGATCTTGCAACTTTGTCAGCAACCATTTTTCTAAATGCACTGTCAGTAGCATACTTAGGGTCTTGCATATCAGCTTTCATTTGACCGATACTTTCATAAGCAGCTCCACCTTGACTTTGACCAGTAGTGCCTGTTGCTAAGTTTGGTTCTCTAGTTTCAGAATTAAAACGAGCATACATACCTTTAATAGTAAATAATGCTGTTTCATTATCTTGACCAATGTTATCATTAAATTGTTTTATTTCAGCTTCAGAAAGATTATTAGTGACCCAATCAGTCATACTTCTATAATTTTCTTCGCCTCCTGTAGTTTCAAATGCTTTAGCTTCAAATTGTTTAGCTACTGCATCAAGTCCAGCGATATAATTATCAATGTAGGATTTTGGTAATCCTGCTTTTTCTAAAGATGAAATTGTATTTTCACTTAATTCTCCTGTATCTTCAAATTCTCTTTGAGCATTTTGAAAATCAAAATTAACTTTAGTGTCAGCTTTTAATTCTTCCTTAGGAGCTTCTGTTTGTTCTGACTTAGAAGTTTCTCCTAGTTTCTTTTCCAACTCTTGATATGATTTAATTAAATCTTCCTGTGTTTTAAATTTACCTAAAATAGGTTCTTCTTTTACAGGCTCAGTTGTTGGTGCTGATTCAGTTGCAACTTGTTGAGCATCATCAGCTTTTTTAGACATTTCGTCTAAATATTCCTGTGTTTCTTTTACTTCTTCCACAGGTACGTTTACGGTTTCAACCATAATTATTCTCCTTTAGTTTGCTCCCTTTGGTCTTTAAAACTATCCCTGACCATACCCATACCCTCTTTTACAACGGCAGGGGAATTTTGTTCTTGCATCATTTGTTCTTGCATAGCTTGTTGTTCAGCTTGTACTTGTTCAGGGGATTTTATTAATCCCTGCATTTCTACACCAAGAGATGTACCAACTCTTTTTACATACTCATCTAAATTTAAATAAGTCATTAATTGTTGTGCGAAAGGTTGTAGTTGTTGAACAAACATATTTAATCTTTGTAAATCACTTGATCTACCTAAGGCTTCTAATCCTGTAACTATTTTAGGACGTACACTGTCTTTAGGTAAAGTAGGTAATGCTTTTTTCTTTTCCATTTGGTGCATTAATCTATTTATTAAAGGTAATTGTAATTCTTGTGATAATAAAGAATATAAACCACCTAAACTATCGTCTAGTTCTTTAGATACATAATTTATTTCTGTTGCAGTTACTCTGTCATTATTTCTTTGAACAGAAGTATTTAACATAAATGAAAATTGTAATCTTTCTTCAATTAATTTTATTGTTTGTAAAGCAATATTAAAATCAGTAAATTTATTAACTTGTAAAGTAGATACATCGTCAGCATTACCCTCACGGATAGCACCGTTAGGACTTTCAGATAAAGTTTTTAATCTTGTACTTGAATTAGGTTTAACGAGAAATAATACTTTAGCAGCTGCTGCTGATCCCTCAACGATTGATCTGTATAAAGCCTCTAAGCTACGAAGATCGCCAATATATTCTTCAATAAATCCTCTGCCGTAATCAGAATTATCAATAGAAGTATATCTTAATGGTACGAAAGCATTTCTTTCAATAGGATAAGTTCCAATAGAAGATGGTATTATTTTATCATATATCTCTTGGTGTACTTCCCATTTTTTACCATTCATTGATCTTTTAACACAAGTATAAATTTCACAAGTGTCATCGTATCCGTCTTTTTGTTTATCTCCCTCAACTAATAGTTTTTGTTCTTCTGTTAGCGTGCTGGGAGCTACCATATCTTTTGTAATTATCTCTAAAACATTACCTATACCGTCTCTCTTAACGACAAATCTATCTAAATGATAAACTTTCATTTTTAAATCTGGGGTAATATAAAGTAAAACATTACCGCAAATTAAAAGATGTTTTAATGCTTCAAACATAGCATTTCTAAAATTATTAACTTCCATCTCATTCATAACTACTCGTTCTATTGAACCCATAGCTTTTTCAAACTCGCCTTTCATATCATCTCGTCCTGCTAACTCAGATAAAGTAAATTCATCAAGAGTTAATCTAAAGAAAGGTTGGTTAGGAGGAAGCAAAGCTAAAAGAAGTTTAGATGCTAAATTATTTACACCTCTAGCTCCAATTCCTTGATAAGGAGTATAAAGAGTAGTGTGTTTAGAGTGATACTCACGAGGCATTATTGATGGAATTGTAAATTCACTAGAATCTCGTGCTCTATCAAGGTAAGGGTCTCTTATCGCCTCTAGAGTATTATATCGTGATTTTGCTGTTTTATAGTTTGCCATAATTATCTATTAAGGTACGTTTGCACCCGTTCCACTTGAACCTCCACCAATTTGTAAAGGTATTCTCAACGCTTGTTTCCCTCTTTTTTTAGAATAGCTAACTGTACTAGCTGTATTAACTTGAGGAGCTTTTGGAGCTTTATCTCTTAATCTAGCTTCACTAGCATTTATTTCTGTTGCGGGAGCTGCAGGAGTTGGAGGTGGTGGTGGCGGAGTGTATCTAGGTCTTGAAAATCCACACATTATTGTTATTTCTCCTTGTTAGTTAAACGAGTATTAATTATCGTTTGTTTTAAGATGTTTTGATCGTTGTCAGTTAAGATCATTTTTAGATGAGATACGACACTAACTTGACCAGCTTTTAACCAAATTTGTCGTTCTGAATCCTTTATATCTGGTGCTTTGTTAGGGAATTGTCTTTCTAAATAATCTATTAATTCTTGTGAAATCATAGTTTTGTATCCAAGAGAGCAACTATTTAGCTTGTATTTTTAGGGGGATCGGTACTATTTTAAGTACGTTTTTGGTAGGAATGACCATAGTATTACCTGCTTCAGCAATAACATATTTGCCATTTTTTAGGTCAGTTGTGAAATCTGACGCTAGAATAAAAGAATCTTTTGTTTCATTAATAACAAAACCAACACTCATACATATAGTTGGTAGCATTTGTTCTATGGTAGAAAGCTCATTCCACGAGCTATCTGAGTTTGCGTCTTCCCATAAACAAAGTACAAATTTATACTTCGGGGGGTTTGTTGATAACCACAGTAGTATCTGTTTTAATAGTTTCTTCATTTTTGTTTTCCTCAGGGGTTTTTTCTTTTGGTTTTTCATCTTCAACAGGTATTTCTTCTAAGGTTGATCTAGTAGTATTTTGACCGACTATTGTGTATGAAGCATTAACTGTTGGCGGAAAAGTTTTTTCTGTATCAGGAGTTCTTGCATAAAATACATCTTCATAAAGAATATCAACATTTAACCAAGTTTTCTTTTTCCATTTTTTTACAGCATTAATTGTCATAGTCTCTCTCTTTTATCATTTGTAAATAATGAATTGCTTTATCTATATCTTTTTCTTTACCTTTTTTAGAATGACGACAAATATATTTAATTGCATTACCCTCAGCAAACGGCAATCTATTTTCGTTTATAAACTCAGCAGGTTGAATTTTCATACCTTTATAATGGTCACCATCTACCTGAGTATTTAAACTGTCGTAAGTAGAGCTTTTAAACATATCTTTATTTGGCATTTCCACTCCATAGTTTAGGTTGTTTCTTTTTAAAATCGTAATCAGTATGTCTTAATATTCTAGCTAATCGTGCTTGTATTAAAGCATCTTCTTCAGTAAGCCCCTGACCTTTGTAGCATTCTTTAACTGTATTCCATAAATTCTTTTTTCTATCTAAAGTTTTTTTAGTTTTAACTTCTCCATAGGTAGGACACCCTTTATAATTGTCCGTAGAATCTCCAACAAGTATTTGATAAAAGAAATTATAGTCAGCTTGTTTTTTAGTTATACCATAAAACTCTTTAAGAGTTGGATTGTAATGTAATCCTGCAATTTGATTTAAGTCTTTATCAATACTACAAATAACTTTATTACCTTTTATAATTTTAGCAGTAGCAAGAATACCTAAAATATCATCAGCTTCTAATCTTGGTCTAATATAACCATTATACTTTTTATAAA